ACTTTATCTGTTATATTACAAATAAGACTATTATTTGCAGGTATATTAAATACTGCTTCATCCGTATTTTTTTGCCAAGTGCTATTTGGTATACCGTTCATTAGTAATTACCCCCTCTAGCTATTACATCATATTGACCACTTGTTTGTGTTGCTGAAATTGCACACCATAAAAACTGTCCACTTGCTAAAAATAAACCATTTGCAAATGTAATAGTTTGTGATTGCCCTGCTGCTGTTGCAGATGGTGTTGCAACAGGTAATGCTACTTCTGACAGCAATCTAGGATTAGCACCTGCTGCTGATGTAGTTATCCATATACGACCTACCGCAGCAACACTTGCTTGCGTTTGCGATGCAGATGAATGAACAAATGTTATTGTATCTACTCTGCTTCCATCAGTTCCTGCTGTAAATAACAAAGCTGCATTAGTAGTAGAAGACAAATCTCTAGTAGTATTTGCTGTTGTTACTGTTGCTGTACCTACGTTTGGAGTAAGAACAAATATTGGATTTATGTTTGCTGCCATAAAATTTACATTAAAGTATTATATGAATATAATTTAGAACCTACTGATTGTGCATTTATATTATTTAATTGCGTTTGAATACTTGAAGTAGCATCATTAAATAATTGTTGGTTATCAGTTTGATATCTTTTATTTGTTGAATCTGCTATATCTGCTGTTGTGGCATCCGCACCTGCCGTAACAAAGCCATTTGCATCGTATGTTATTTTAGTCTTTGTCGCTGCTGTTATCGGTGCGTTTGGTGTCAATTTACCGTTAAAAATACTCCAATCCGTACTACTTAAAGCACCTCTATTTGTTGAAGAAGCCGTTGGTAGGTTAAATGTATGGGTATCGGTTGCGCTGTTTATGCCAAAATCCGTTCCGCTATTTCCAACCGCAAAGTATTGCACTTGTTTAGTTAAGCCGTTTAAGGCTGTAAGACCAGTTGTAAAAGTCGTTATGACTTGGCATAGGTTATTATCCTCCGTATGCAAGGTAATTGTGCGCCCACTAGCCGTAATATACACTCGAACTGCTAATCTATCAGTTGCCAAAAGCACCGTTTCGGGGACTGCCAACGGTGTAAAATAGCTGTCTTTTGTCGTGCCGTTGGTAATGCCTTCAGCAGAACTTTGGCTACTTGCAATTAATGTAAAAGTAGTGCCGCTATATTTCAATAATTCTACATAAAACGAAGGCGAACCACCACTTGAACTTGCAGAAAAAAACAATTCAAAATTCCAATTGCCGCTTGGAATTAAAAGCTGTGAAGGGTCGTTTGCATCGGTTATAAATTGCGCTATTAAGCCATCTGTATTTCGGTTAAAGTTTGTGCCTGCACCCGTTATGGCAGTCTTGCTAAGTTCATAATAAGTAGAACCTCCAAAAGTGCCTTGATTGACCGAGCCGTTCAAATAGTAATTGACCGATGCACCACCACCACCACCGTTTGTTGGAAGAGTAGCTAAAACGCCATCCCCCCTTATGTATTGAGAAGCCGTTCCTGCACCTGTTACGGCTAATGTGCCTGCACCTGTTATTGGGCTGTTTGCTACATTAAAAGCCGAAGGCATGGTTAAGCCTACTGATGTAACAGTACCACCGCCACCACCGCCTGAACTGTTTATTACGTAAGGATCGGCAATCGTTCCGCTACCTGTTATTGTTATATTTGTGCCTGCTTCAATTAGCCCTGCAATATTGCCTGCACTTATTAAAAGGAAATCGCCTTGCTCATTCAAAAAGTAACTTGCATTCCCACTATCCGAAATGCCAATGCAATCTTTAACGTCTTGGCAAGTTTTAATAACGTCTGAATTGCGTGGAGGCGTAACACATTTCGCATCGCCTTGTACGAATACTATCGTTTCGGTAATAAATGTAGCATTGGCTATATTTAGGTTTGAGCTACTCGCCTGTTTATAAATAAATGCATTCCAATTGCCCAACACGTTCAACCGTACTTCTCCAGCCAACGGGTCTGGAGCGACAGCGCCAGTGTCCACCACCTCAATAATAGGTTTTAATGCACTCCCTTTATTTTCGAATATAGAGTAGACTATATCGTTGTTGAATGGATTTACAAACTTAATTAAAAAATAGCCTAAGCTATTGTTATAAGTCAGTTTGACCTTCCTCGTACTGTTTTGAACGACGCTGAACATATTCTGAATCTAGTAAATCGTATAACTGTTTTTTCGGTTTCTTGGCCTTATAGCCTACACTTGTGATTTTAAAGCCGTATCCATCGGTACGCAAATCGCATCCACAATTATCGTAATAAGGGGAAAAGCATTCTTTGTTTTTAGACAGAAATATCTTCAAGTCTTGTTCATAACTTAAAGCATCCTGTTCTGCTTGCTTTATTAATTCGCCCAATCGTTTATCGCTTATCACATCGCTGTTGTCTTCTTTGTAGGTACGTAAACCTTTTTCGGTACTGTCTATATTGGCTGAATTTAAGAACCTAGAATAAGCACGAAAAGCCAGTGTCGGGGCAATCGCATCTAATAAGTTTTGATAATCGGTTTGGATTGTTTCGCTGTCAATTTGCGCCACTAGCTCCTCAAATAAATCTTGGCAAAGTAATGGCTTTATAAACCTATCCTGAGCCACCATGATTGCTCTCGTTAGCTTTTCCGCATCAATATCTAAGGCAATGTCCACCCACTCGTAAATGGTATCTATGCTGATTAATAACGTCCTGCAACTCATATTATGTAGCCTAAGTTTTTAAGTGCCAAATCTCTTTTATTGCCGCATTCGGTTTCGCCGTTCATTACAACCGCATCAGTCTCAAAATCTAACAAGCGATTAATTGCTGAAATAATTTGACCTGCTATCCTGTACTCTTTACTTCCCCATTCGTTTTTGTTTGTGTTTAGCAAGTGAAGGTTTCTTTGTATAGGTTGTTTGCTATACCCAAGCGCCTTGCAGCAATCGCTTTCCCCCCATGTTTGAAGCTCTTTATAGGTCATGTTTACAAGGCTGTGATACTCCCGATACCTTGCTGAAATTTCTTCTTTGCTTAAATTCAAAGGAGTGTCGAATAATTGCGCAAACTTGTTTAGTTGAGTTGCAATTACATCTGTTTGGGTAGGCTGTGCGGCCACTAATTCGACATCGTAATTATCCTGGATCCACAATCTTTTTTCCTCTGTGGTCAAAGCATTTAGTACATAGTCGGGCAAATCTACCACCAATGACAGCGGCCTGATTGTAATAGTGCTAACATCAAAAGGCACATTCCAATATTTCATCACATACTGCAATGCCCGTTCTAGGTCTCTTTGCGGCTCATTCACGTTTTGCTGCAGCATCTTAATTGCATTAATCAAAATGTTGTTGTTGCCTAGTGAAGAGCTTTGGTCGATACCGATTAAAACGGGGTGGACACCCACCGCCATGCAGATATTTTGCTGTACCTGTTTGATGAACGCTTCCGAGATTTTGTCGTTATAATTGTTGGGGAACGGAACGACTTTTGGCATAGAATCGGCATCCCTCGACCATGTAACCAATGCACTGCCAGCCGCTTCGCCACCTGTCATGGAGCGCAAATCTTCATCGAACTGCTCGCCAATTGTAGTAAACCTTTCGCCTTTTTCGTCCAATTGAATTTTTTCGTCGGGGTCGCCTATCATTTGGATAAGCACCGACTGATAAAAATTGTTATCAACTAGCCTTTCTCGATACGTTCCCGTTTTGGCATCGGCCACAATATCCTGCATGGCCGAATAGTAGTCGGGAACTGGATAAAAACGATTGTTTATTTTCGTTTCGGCAAACCAAAAAATCTGCCCTTTGTACAAGTCTTTTTCGGCGGCGTACTGCTCCGCTACTTTTGCAGGGTCGAATACATCATAAAACTTGGTTTGGTTTTTCTTAAAATCTGATAAGCCATAAAAAGGATTGACCGCTATTTTAGCGACGTTGCCTTTGTCGTCGGGTATCTGCAATCTACACGTCTCAAAAGGAATGTGTTTTATTTCAAGTATCTTGAAAAGCTGGTTGTATGTAATGTGCAAAGCGAATCCACGAAGCAAAGTATAGTCTTCTACTATCTTTTTTAGGAGCGTGTCCATCGTTTCGCCCTCGCTGTTTACTTTTAATTTGGCAACCGCTTCATCTGCAAAACCATCGCCAGCTATGTATTTTTTTAACTTTGAAAGTGTGGCCGTGGAAACTGGAGAATCATAAACGGCCTCTGTAAGTCTAAGGGGAAAATCATTGGTTTTTCCGTATGGAAGTATATCGTTTGACTTGTCTTGCTTTGCGATGGGGGCAAGACCTCGAAATAAATTATAGAAACGTGCTATTGACATCAATGCCGAAATTGTTTGGCACTAATTTAAGCCTTTCAGTTTCTTCCACCTTTATTTGTGCATAGGTTTGCAACATTTCATCCTGATTAAAATTCATTTTAGCACTACTGTTTCGGTATTTCCTGTCTATATCCGCTCTTATTGATGTAAAATGGTGCATCAAAATTTCCGTTGTCGGGAATAAATGGCTAATCAAATGGTTTGTCGTTCGGGTCGGGTCGGAATAATAAGGGTATTTTTGAAAGCCAATTTGCGTGGTGGTCTCGATTTTGTGGATAAATGGCACATAGTACTCTTCTAAATTTACTTTTGCAAGCAATGGGCTTTTTTCGTAAGCCTGAATGTAGCAGGCTGATGCATGGTAATTGTTTTTGATTATTTTTTTCCATGCGTTTCCG